TGGTTACTATTCCCGTGATACTTATACCGCTAAAGCATATAAAGGATACTAATGGCTCAATTAACAGAACGTGAATTAAGAGATAAACGTAGAGGTCTTGAAGCATTAAACTCCCGTGATGCTAGTGATATGGACCTTCAGCGCCGAGCAATGCGTACCTGGAGAGACGATGATAGACCAAGTGCCGTTGAAAGATATAATGCAGCCAAGGCTAAATTAGATAAATTAGATAAACAAATTCAAACTCGTATTGATGAAATTGAATCAATTGAAGAACAGTTAAATCAAATAAGTACTTCTAAACAATCAGATAAAGACACTAAAGATATTGCTGATTTAAACAAGCGATTACAATTTGCTATAGATACTAAAGATACAACTAAACAAACAGCGCTAGAAGCACAAATAAAAACCATAGAGGATAGACAAAAACTATCTGCAACTGGTGGTACTGCCACTGGTGCTGAGCAATATGAAGGAGATAATGACTTTGTAAGAGATGTTAATGCTAAAGGTCTGTCAGTAACAACTGACCCTAATAATGGTAATAGTTGGGTCACTGGTACTGAGGGTGATAGTCAAGTCCAACAGTATATTTACATAAGTGAAGAAAGTAGACCTACCGAAATAGTGGGTGGTAAGTTAAGAAGAGGTGGCAGTCTATCTAAACCTTATACCCCATCTACTTCAGACTTTGATGCAATAAGAAAAAGAATTATAGAAGAGGCTATTAGTTCTCCTCGTGGTCTTAAAGGTTTATTTGATGACCTAAGAGGTGCTGGTCTTAGAATACCTAATAATGATTACAATAAACTAGATACTACTAGTGTTAGTTTTGGCCAAGCCCTATCTTCTGCTTTGCAGAGGCATACTAAGGCAATGGTAAATGATTTAGAAATTAATAAAAATACTAATCCAAAATCATTCTTTCAATATCTGCGAGAAGACTTAAAAGATTCTGGCATTAATAACCCAGAAGTAGACTATAACGAATATGTTACAAAAAGAGATGAAGCGGATTCTGACTTAAATAGATTTTTTATGGACTATTTAGGTAGAGGTGCTACAGACGAAGAGTTAAATAAATACTATAAAGAACTAAGAGCATTAGAAAAGAAAAACGCTCAAATTACTACTAGCAAACCAACAGATTCTGGTGGTACTTCAACAGTAACTACTGGTGAGTATCGATTAGATACTGAAGATATATTACAACTGCAACGTAAGATTGCTGGAAAAGCACTTAATGGTTCTGATATTGATACAATACTTAAGGGTGGTGCAGGTGCTGCTCAGGCAGTTAATAATACATTAGCCTACGCTAAGAAGTATGGAGTAGCATTAAACAATAAGGATGCTTTGAAATATGTATCTAATTCATTAAAGAATAATGAGAAAGATACTAAAACAATTCAGGCAAAAATACTTGCAGTATCTAAGGCTACCTATTCTAACCTAGCAGATGTTCTATCTGAAGATGTTGACCTTGACGACTTATCTGCTAATTATAAATATGCAATGCGTCAGATTCTAGAAATACCTGAATCACAAATTGACACAATGAATCCAACAATTCAAATGGCGCTTAAGAACAATGGAAACAAAGGAGCAATGAACTTGACTGAATTTGAACGTGCTCTTAAAAAAGACCCACGTTGGGGTAATACTTCAAATGCTCTAGAAACTGCTGCTGGATATGCCAACAGTATTCTTAGAAACTTTGGATTGATAGCATAATGGCAACTAAAAAATCTACTCCTACTTCAACTTTTACTTACGGCGCTGGTAATCCAAAAGGTGCACCTACTGTAGCCAAAGCACCTGCTAAAAAATCTTCAGGTGCTTTACCTAAGGGTGGCGGTAAAGCAGCAACTGGAAGTAAATTAGTTCAACCTGCAACAAAGGGTGGTGGCACTTCATCTTTTGATAAGCAATTTGCTGCAGGTATGAAACAAATAAAGGCTGATAAGAAAGAACTTCAACAATTATTAGACCAATATAATAAAGGTCTTTTTGGTGGCGGAGAAAATACTGGTGGCAAAGATGAGGGTGGCAAAGATGAGGGTGGAGAAGACCCTGCTCTAGCCTATGCCAAGATGCAAGATGAGAAGGCAAGACGAAATGCTTTTGCTCTCCTTAAAGATGTATTTACCCAGTATGGTTTAAGTGAATTAGCCAGTACAATAGAGACTTTAATGAAGGAAGGTTATGAAGCAGAAGAGGCAACTCTTGCTTTGAAGACTGACCCAAGATATAACAAGGCTTATATTACAAGATTTAAAGGAAATGAATTAAGACGTGCTGCTGGATTAAATGTATTAAGTGAGGCTGAATATCTAACATTAGAAGATGATTACACAACAACTCTTAAATCATATGGTCTTGAAAATTATTTTGGTATAGATAAAACTACTAAACAATCAGCCATAGCAGATGTTATTGGTGCTGATGTATCTGCTCTTGAATTTACTGAAAGAGTATCTACTGCTGTAGATAGAGTTAAGATGGCTGACCCTGCTACTAAAAGTGCATTCCAACAATTCTACGGAATTGGTGAAACAGACCTTGTTCAGTATTTCTTAGACCCTAAGAAGGCTTTAGTAAACCTTAAAGAGAAAGCAACTGCTGCTGAAATAGGTGGTGCTGCAATAGGTCAAGGATTACCTGCTACTACTACCTCTGCTGAAGATTTGGCTAGATTCGGTATTAGTAGACAACAAGCACAGGCTGGTTATGCAACCATTGCTGAAGAATTACCTACTGCTACTAAGTTAGGTGAGATTTATAAGCAAGAAGGAATTACCTATAATCAAGCAGAAGCAGAGCAAGCAACCTTTAAAGGACTAGCATCTGCTAAGCGTAAGAAAGAACAATTGAAGGCTCGTGAAGAAGCAGCCTTCCAAGGTTCATCAGGTGTAGCACCTGCTGGATTAAAGACTACATACCTGCGTCAATCAAGTTCAGCAGGTTATTTCTAAATAGATTCCCTACACGGACCTACCAGCCCCGTGAGGTGTATAAGTCTGGGAGTAGAAGCCAGCCAGTTTCCCCGAACTGAACTGTGGTCTGCGAACTAATCAACGAATAGAAAGGGTGGTTGCTATGAGCAACAATTACTGGGAAGACGAAGACGAAGACCAAGATAACGATACACCTCTGCAAGGTGATGACTTAGTTAAGAAACTAAGAAAAGCCAAACGTGCAGATGAGAAGCGTATCAAGGAACTTACTGAGCAACTTGAGGGTTTAACCAAGGTGCAGCGTGAGAGAGTCGTCAAGGAAGTCCTAGAAAAAAAGGGTGTAAACCTTAAAGCAGCAAGACTAGTACTAAAAGACTTAGATGATGTTAATGAGGAGACAGTTTCACACTGGCTCGATGATAACGCAGATTTGTTTGGAATCAATGTTCCTGCTGAGTCTAATGTAGATAACGTTTCTCTTGCGGCATTACGCCAGCAAGATATCGTTACTCAAGGTGCAGTTACACCAGACCGTGAACAAGACTTTAATTCTAAGATTGACAATGCTCAATCTGCTGATGAGTTAATTACACTTATTCGCTCACAACAATAATACTCATAGTCACTTGGAGGTGACAAATGGCTAATTCATATGTATCAACAGGTTCTTCCTCTCTAGGAGGTACCGCTGGTGCTGCTGGTCTAGTCCAGAAGGCGTATGACCGTCTTCTTGAGTTTGCTCTCCGTTCTGAACCACTAATTCGTTCAGTCGCAGACAAGCGTCCAGCACGCCAAGCAATTCCAGGTTCAACAGTTGTTCTACAACGCTATGTTGACCTAGCCGCTGCAACTACCGCTCTGACAGAAACAACTGACCCAGATGCAGTAGCGATGTCAACACCAACATCAGTAACCATTACTCTTAACGAGTACGGTAACTCAGTGTTGGTAACACGTGCATTAGAGTTATTCTCTCTTGCAGATGTTGACCCTGCAATCGCAAACATTATCGCTTACAACCTAGCAGATTCTATTGACTCCGTAGCAATGACAACATTGCGTGGCGGTTCAAACGTAATTTACAGTGGAGACGCTACAGCAACAAATGAAATCGTTGCTGCTGATACTCTAAGTTCTGCTAACGTTTTAAAGGCGGTTGCAAAACTACGTGCCAATAAGGCAGTACCTCGCAAGGGTTCAAACTTCTGGGCTGGTATTCACCCAGAGGTATCTCACGATTTCCGTCTTGCTACTGACACAGGTAACTGGTTAGTACCAAACCAATATGGTGCTTCACAGGACCGTGTATGGGCTGGAGAAATCGGAGTATACGGAGGAGCATACTTCATTGAGACTCCACGTATGTACAACGCAACTGATGGTGCTTCATCAGCACGTAACTACCGCACAATTATTTGCGGACAGCAAGCACTTGCTGAGGCAGTGGCAGAAGAGCCACACACAGTTATCGGACCAGTAGTAGACAAGTTAATGCGTCATCGCCCAATGGGTTGGTACGGCGTACTTGGCTTTGCTCGCTACCGCGAAGAGGCTCTATACAGAATCGAATCAGGTTCTTCAATCGCTTAGTTGATTGACGGTAGGGCTAGAAGAAATTCTAGCCTTACAGTAAATTCATTAAGGAGAATAATGGCAGACTATGTTTTCAAAACCCCTACGGTCCGTGAAGGACCAGCAGGTGGTGCTAGATTATTTTACTTTTATAAATTAGATAGAGGTATCAGTATTGCTAAATCTGGTGCTACATATTCACAAGTAAGATATGTAGTAGATGAAGATGTAGCAGACTATGATGAATTTTATCGTGGTGGCTATAACCATATAGTTAACGATGCTACTAAAGCAGCATTAATTGCTGGTGGTGTAGGAGTAACGGAAGCGAACTTTACAGCGATATGAGTTTACATCAAGAAAGAACACATCCAGAATTTGTAGAAGGATGTTTTGGTTGCAAGATTGGTACTCTAGAACTAGCACCTGGAGATGCCAGAAAACCAATTGCCCAAAAGAAATGGGACGGAGAATTGGCTGCTTATCGGGCTGCTAGGGCCGAAGGTATCCAACCAGGAGGGACAACTTGGCGGCAAATCAATGCAGCACGGGAAGCCTCTGAAAAGTTAAACAAACCATATAATGCAGACACTATGCCAGCGGCTCAGAAGATAGACCAACGGGTAGCAAATACAATGCGAGAGGTAGGAATGTAATGCCAAAAGTAGGAAAGATGAACTTCCCTTACACAGCAAAAGGTAAGGCAGATGCAAAGAAAGCAGCAAAGAAAACTGGTAAGAAAATGGTTATGAAGAAGATGGGTAAGAAGAAGTAGTATGGCT